GACATAACTGGTTCTTCACCTTCACCACTAACTCTTAGTTGACCGAAACCAAACACAGTTTCTACATATGGACCAGTTTTAAATCTAATAGCCCAGGCGTCATTATCGCCTGGGACCAATTCATAATCTACACCATCCTCGGGTACTTCACGACCTAATTGTTTATCAAATCTCATTAAACTTCCTCAATTAATGAATCAAGATCAATCTCAGATTTATATCCAATGGTGAATTGACGTTTTATAAATTCTTTAAATTCTGTCTCAACCATAATGCGATCCCAGAAATCAGACTTGAGTGTATCTGCCATACGTGATTTCTTTGTAAGGACTTCACCTGTAGAAGGATCAATACCTTCATACCAACCATTACTTGGCTTCCTAGCAAATCCACCAGCAAGAGCAACTTCTAATAAACCAGAATACTGTTCTACGCCACCTTCCCATGATACTGAGATAGGAATTTTAGATTTCTCTTTAACAGACCGAGACTTTTCAATATTAACAACAAAGTCGTAACCAGTTACTTCAGTACCAGTTTTGTTCTGTCTTCGACCAATAATCCAAATATCATTAGCTGAGTAGTATATACCTGAACCACCAGAAACAATAGCTTTAGGGAACAGACCCATTTCTTGATACGTGTGGTTAATAGCCAACATAGAAATATCTTTCATAGCCAGATAAGGAGTACACATACGGAACAAGCTTTTTAATTGTTTAGCACGAGACATATCTGCAACAGACTTCTCATTCTGAGCATCTTCCATTTCTTTCTTAGAGGCAAGGTTACCGATTGAATCTATAACAACAATAACATTATCTTTCTTATCTAAACCTTCTAATTGGTTTATAAGATCAAACTTTAATTCTTCTACATTGGTAATAGGTGTATGTAGAACACGTGAAGCATCAATACCAAATTGTTGAAAGTATGCTTGTGGTGAGCCAAACTCTGAATCGTAAAAGAGCATTACTGCATCTTTATGTTTGTCAAGATATGCACTAGCCATTAGTAATGCAAATGATGTCTTAAAGTGTTTAGAAGGACCAGCTAGTACAGTTAGACCAGGTGAAAGACCTCCGTCAACAGAACCAGATAGTGCAACATTAATCATTGGCACTGGTGTAGAAACCATTTCTTTATTATTAAAGAAACCAGACTCCGAAAGAATTTCAGTATGTTTCAACTTTGTATTCTTCTTGAGTTTATCCATTATACTCATTTAGTTTTCCTTTTAATTGTGCAGACACGTTCTCTTAAATCACTTGTAGAAAATCGGTGTGTCCGACTGTTATAATATGTTTCAATGCCCAATTGACGACATTCATCTTTACCCGTAAAGTCTCTGTTCTTATATTCATCACCAAGTATCCGAACATCAATTGGATACATGTTCATTATATCAAGTAAATCTTTTTCTGTACGGTAGATTAAAACTTCATCAACATAAGTAATTGCAGCAAGCTGTGCTTGTCTTTCTACTATAGTTTGAATTGGAGCATTCTTTTCTACTCTATCTATAGTTGGATCTATTTGTAAACAACAGATCAAATGATCACACTGTGACTTAGCTTCACGTAACATCATTACGTGACCAGCGTGAAGTAAATCAAATGTTGATGCGGTCATTCCTATCCGCATTGGCTTAGTTGACATTATAATAATCTTTGTACCAACTTACAAAGTTTTCGACACCAACAGACATAGGTGTTGTAGGTTTATATCCAAGTTTTCTAATCTTAGTAGTATCAGACCAAGTTGCATGTGTATCTGCAGGGTGCATAGGGACTAACTCACGAATGGCTTCACGATCAAGGTTCTTTTCAATATTATCCACAAAGTCAACAAGCTTAACTTGTTCACCATAACCAATATTAAATACTTCATTATAGCTTTCATCATGATTTGGATGTAAACCCTGTAGATTAGTATGTTCAAGAATAATTTTAATACCTTGTACAATATCATCAACATATGTAAAGTCACGGATCATATCACCATAGTTAAATAACTTGATTGGTTCACCAGCTACAATGTTTTTAGTAAAGTCAAATAGTGCCATATCAGGGCGACCCCATGGACCATAAACAGTAAAGAAACGAAGACCAACAGTCCGTGTAATTGAACTAGACATAAACTGTGCTTCATTAGTAAACTTAGTAAAGCCATATGGGTTTAATTGATAACCACATTTCTCGTCTTCTTTCCAAGGTAATTCATTACCAGCCATAGTACATGATGTAGAAGCATAAACAACTTGCTCAACACCAGCGGCATTACAAGCTGCGATTAGATTTTGAGTACCTGTTACATTATTATCAATGTATGTTTGTGGTTCTTCTAACGAGTGTCGTACACCAGCATATGCAGCAAGATGCATTACAATATCTGGTTTATGTTTATTCATAAATTCTGTAAGACCAGTCAAGTCTTTTAGATCGACATATGATACTTCAATACTACGTTCACGCAAATTCTTTGCTCGAGCATTTTTTAGACTAACATCATAGTAGTGGTTAAAGTTATCAAAGCCAGACACTTGGTGTCCATCATCTTGTAGAGATTGTGCTAGGTGATAACCAATAAAACCAGCACAGCCTGTAATCATTACGTGAGTCATTTTTTTCTCCTTATAGGTTTATTATAGCACATTATCTAAGATATGTAAACAACTTTTTGTTCTTTTTCTCTATCATCTAACTCATATTGAGAACGTACATTATTGTTCTCTGCAATGACTAGCTTTAGAATAGAGAGATGATCTGTCCCAGCAAATGCTGATAGAGCATTTGTATCTTTGGGGAAACAAGCACCACCAAAACCACTGCGACCATCAGGACCAGGAACCTGAGTATGACTGTGACTAATCCTGGGATCAGTGCCAACAGCAGTAATAATATTATCGTAATCGGCTCCATGATTATCAATTAACTCCTTATATTGATTGAACCACATAACCTTTGTGGCTAGAAAACTATTGATACCATACTTTACAAAAGCGGCATCTTGTGCAGCCATCTTATATACAGGGGCTGGCTTACAACGGCTGAACTTATTATATAAATTTTCAAGTGTATCCACAGATTTAGCTTCACCACCAAATATATGCATAGGTGGGTTTACAAAATCTTCAAGAGCATTACGCTCAGTTAGAAATTCTGGATTGTAAATAACTCGGCTATTCTTAGTGCTTAGTTCTTTTACAATACTAGGGATAACTGTTGACTTAATTACAATCAGACCAGTAGTTTTCTCAATAAGTTTATTAGTAACATCAACAACAATGGAGGCATCTATCTGACCATCAGCACCAAACGGTGTAGGAACACAGACAAACGAGACATCGACATCAGTCATATCGTCAACAGAATTATTATAGAGAAATGGATCAATCAACTGGATCTTATTCTTTTTAGTATTAAAGCCATATTCGCATGCCTTACCGACATAACCATGACCAACGATAGCAATCTTTTTCATATTTTTACCTTTCTTAGTACGCACTGTATATAGCGCAATTAAACTTTCTACTGACCAAGGATTTTACCTTGTTCTTGCAATGCTCTGAGTTGTGCTTTTAGACTTCGTTGTTCACTTCGCCAAACTTCATAACAAACTTCGCATGCAAATGCTCGGTGTGGCCTAAAGTGATCCTTAGTTGGTTTTAATTTCAAGGCCTCCTTAGACCTAGGACCTTGATCTAATATAAGTTTCATTAATTGGTTATCAACACTAATTTTAGCCCAGTGACCATCTTGCCCCTTTAGCTCCTTAATTGTTGCAGCTTCTACACTAGTAATTATTTTTGTTTTACGAGTACCAGTAGGTCGTTCTGTACTACCCCTTTGGTGAATATTACAAACTTCACAATCAGGCGTCTTCTCTGGTGTGTGAGTTAAATCTACTTCTTCACCATAAACATTTATTATTTGCATAATTTAAACTTTCTGCGTACAGAACATAAGATCAATACCTTGTGATTCTGCTTCTGCTGTTAAGTGAGTTTCTACCTGATGATTACGAGGTAGATCAATAGATACAGTGCCATTAGTTACTGGGCAAAAGTATTCTGAGTGTACACGTGAGACCGAGACGCCATAAACATCAACACGAGTTTCATATGTGAAATCTTCTTTTAGATGAGTAATGATCTTACGATTAGTTGCTTCACCTTTTGGATCAACACCATATGTACCGATACGTCCAGCCCAACCATTTGTTGATCCAGCTTTACCAATCTTGACTAGGCTGTCGTTAACATACATACCATATACAATATCACCCATTGCTTTAAAATCACGTGTTTCCATACCATCAGCTTTAGTAAAAACCAATTTCTCAAATGAACGAGAAGGTTTGTTGTTATTGATGTTTGTGGTGTGATTAGCAATTGTAAAGTAACCAAGATAAGTACCGGCTTTTTTAATTTGAATTTCAATAGAAGGCTTAGTCATAATATAAATCTCCAAGTGTTATAAAGGGTATTATAGCATAAAGAGAGGGCTTTGTAAACCCTCTCCTATTGATTTATTTAAAGTCTGCTAATTTCATTGCAAAAGGAACTTTAGTTTCTAGCCAAGCGATAGCAGTACCAGCTGTATTGAATTCCATTTCATCGGATGTAAAACCATCTTTAACTTCGATTAACCAATCTCCGTTAACACAACCGTTAGGCTTAGCCTTAACATTCTTAAAACCAAATTCTGCAACAGCATCTTCATATGATAGACCTGTTTGCTTCCACTTAGGATCTTCATAAGAAGCAACCCAACCAATAGTTGAAACTTGCTCTAAGTAACAAGGGATAGATGAGTTAGTAGCTTTATAAAAGCCATCAAACTTAGTAGCAGTAAATTCCATCATTGTGTTAAAAATGTTTGATTTTGTAGTAGTATTTGTCATAATATAATTCCTTAGTTATTGTTTCTATAACTCTTATACTACAAACAAACACAGATGTAAAGTGTTTTCTTTACCTTTTTTAACTTTTTTTGTATTTAATGCGATATTGTAACATATTTGTTACACTTAATAGGCTGGTATTGCTAGCATAAGTGTAATCTGTACTATCCAAACTCCTAATGATATGCCTACGGCTCCTAATAACATTCCCTTTGCAATGTTAGATTTTGAATTTGTTAATACAATCCATGCTATTAAGACCATTGAATATATTAAAAATAAATTTAATATTGGTGTTATAAGTGTTAGTAATACTGTAATCATAATTTACTCCATTTTTGTTAATTATTTAGATTTTCTTAATTTACGCAGTTTAGAATATAATCTTGTTGTTCTATCTTCAATAATACGCTTTAGTTCTCGTCTGCGTGTTCTTGCAGATTCAGATTTTTTAATTCGCTCAGCTTTCATTACATAACTCCATTTTTATAGATATATTCTAAAGCACGGTCTGCTTCAGTCTCAAGTGGTCGATTATCATACCAGTTACCTGTTTCAAGATCAAATTGCTTACATAGTTCTGCAATCTCTTGAGCAGTGATAGGATAACCACGGTAAGTTGCATTACCTGCAATCTTTACCATTATGGCATACATCTTAGAATACCAACCTGTGGATGATATAGTAAGATATTCGGTTGCCAAATTCTTAGGCCAGAAAGGACAATCATGGTAGCTTGACCAAGTGTAATTAGTATTAGATAGTTTTTCTTTGCGATAAGATAAAACCTGATCTTTAAGCTCTTGCGGCAATCTATCTAAAAAATTCTTTGAATCTCTTTCTCTATTATATGGCCATTTTGCTATTAGTGCATCAACATCAATAGGATTACCATTATTAATGAAAAAGAAATTGTTAGCGTCAGTGTAGTCAGCTGGTATATAATACATACGAGACACGTCTTTAGTCTGTGCATCTCCAATTGAGTTAAGCTCGGAATTGAGAGCATGCCAGAAGTGCCTAATTCTAGGTTCTTCAACCTCTGTTTCAAGATTGAATACAATTCTAAACTTAGGATGTAAGTCCGTACTTGAAGCAGTGCTATACACAACATAATCATAAGAACCAAAAGTTTCAGCCAGAGCATTTTCTAGGTTCCCTTCGAAGACATGATCATCAACATCAATAGCAGCCCAACTTGCCCAAGATAAAACATTTTTATTGGCTCTAGTAGTGCCAGTTTTATATACAGCTGGCGAAATAAGTTCAGCATCTTTCTTACCTTTCTTAGGTTGTTTACTTAGATTATAAAGAAGCGCAGTAAACTCAGACCAAGTATCCAACTTGAGTTTACGGTGCGTCTTATTATCATACTGACTTTTGAATATGGTTAACTGGTACATTATACCTGATCTTCATCCATCCATCTAAGAAGTGTTGCTTCATTCTCACCACGAACTGGATAATATACGCCACGAGATTTCCTAGAAATACTTGGTTGTTCGATTAGATTTGCAAACTTACGAAAGTCTTCTTCAGTACGAAAAGCAATATTAATAGAACCATAGATGTCTAGGTCTTCTTGTTCAAATTCTGGCATGTCTTCCCAGTGAACTGAATCCCACTCGTCTTCTTGACCATCTAATACAAATAGATTAGATCCTTTATTGTTCTTACTCATAATATTTATTCTCCATATTTCCAAAGGTTGTTTTATGTAAGGCATGTTGTTCTTTTGTAAGTGCCTTACGAACCATACCCATTTCGTTAATACCAGTTTTCTTTACATAGTCATCACGAAAGATTAGTTTATTCTTAGCAAAGCCGCTGTAGTCTACATGGTGATGCCACCGATTATATCTTTGAACCACCTCGGTAACATCTGGATGTTGCTCTTTAAGTGCTTCAGCAAATGTACGGCGATTATCTCCATCAATGTAAACATTATCTGTATTACCACCACCCATAACCAATGTAGTCATCTTACCACATAAGAATGTATTGAATAGAATAGTACAATGATCATCTTTAAGTATGCGGAGACTGAGATCAGTGTCTTCATTATATCTACCACGCCAGCGTAAATCAATATCATTACGCAAAAGAATACAACTATAGATACGTGTATTTACAACATAAGGATTCTTTTTCTTTTGAGATGCCGGAACAAAGTATTGATAGTTCATGCCAGACATTGCAACGTTCTTAAACCGATCAGTAAACTCTTCACATGCTCTAATAATATTACCAGATGTTACAATGGTTTTCTTATTACGGAGCAGACGATAGAAGTGTCTAATGTTATCATCCATAATCCAGTGACGTTTTGCTCCAGATTCAATAGAATGTTCCCAAACAAAGTTACGAGCTGGAATAGAACCACCCATCCGACCAGACGCATCTGGAAAATTAAACTTAGGGTTTGTTCTAAAGTCACTTGGCATTACCAGAAGTTTATCTTCAGATATATTAGCCGCATAGGCATCATGTTCTGAATCTTCAATAACAACTTTATATGGAACATTTATCTCATCTAATGTTTTAGAGGTGAGGCGTGATTCTGCTCTACCTTTAGATATAACATAGATAGGATATTTTGGTTGGCTGTAGTCTGTCATAATCTCTCCTTAATATAATACTATTATAGCACATTTTAATACTATTGTAAATCACTTTCTTTAATAAAAACACCATCAACCATTTTACCTTTACGGTCTTTTATATCATCATAGGCTACCTGTAGACATTCTTCCATAGATAACTTATTACGAGTAGCAATATTAATAAGAACAACCATCATATCACCAATATCATCACGAATGTCTTTACCCTTACATATATTATCTGATAGTTCTCCAGCTTCCTGGATCAATTTCATATATTGATCTTTATCTGTACTACCATCAATTAGGTTACGGTCTCTATGCCATTGGGCAATGTTCTCAACTATTAGTTTCATTAATCAATCCTTTATTAATTTTATTATCCAAAAAAGTCTTCTAGTGTCATTGTGTCTTCTACTGACCAACCGATAGCATCTAATATAGGCTTCAGTGGGTCTAAGAAAGTTTTATCGAATTGTTTATCGTAGTCGATGTATTTATGTAGGCCCATTTCTTGAGGTAGATAGCTAGGGAAACCAATTACATTTTCTTTGATAGGGTTAGGTAGGCGCATATAACAGAATTTAATCTTTTCTCCATTCTGAATAACTCCATACCTCTTATCTAGCGCAAGCCCACGGATGGTATTATTGTACATAATAGCACCACGAACATGGATTGGACAACCTTTTTTATAAACTGTTCTATTATCAATCCAATCTGTAACATTACTCACACCACGTGGAAAGGATACTGCTTCTGGTCCAAGTGAATTGAATTCTTTACGGAAGTCAGAAATATATCTTTGAGTATCTGATTCAGTGCCGTTGATAATAACACCAAAGATTTCTTTAAACTTAGTACGAACAACCGCTGGTGTGGATGACTTGATAGCCTCAATACCCATAATCTTTAGTTTAGGCACATCATACTGTACACCCTCACTGTTATGAACATTTAGAATATATCTTTTCTTTGCAGTCCAGATACCACGATCAGCAATGACTTCTCTTTCCATAATCATACGTGAGTCAAAGGCATTCATCTTTTTGTACAACTGATCATATGATACAGCAAGAGTTTTGGTAAAATGTTCTTCACAGATTTTATCCAATGTTTTAACTGGATCTGTTGGATTAAGTTTATTAACCAAGTCTGAGAATGATATGTAAAGCGAATCTGTATCAATTGCAATCACATAATCTTTATCATTAGTTTTAAGTATCTTGTTCATTTCGGCATTGATTGCCTTCTCTGCCCATAAGATAGACAACTGGCCAGATAATGTAATACCCTCTGCCATTCTTAGATCATAGTACCTAAAGTATCTGTTACCTAAAGCACCATACAAAGAGTTAAGAAGGATCTTAATAGACATCTGCTGATTCTCAAGTTGATTGATCTTTCTCTCATCTTCAACCGTAGGTGATTTCTCATACCTTTGCTTAGTTATAAGCATTTCTTTCTTGACTGCTTTACGCTCTGCATAGTAATCAACAATGATCTTAGGTAATACACCTTGCTTTTCTTTAGAATATTGAGAACCATTAGCCGCAACAGAATATTCACTTTCTGGTGCTGGTCCGTTTAGGTAACGATCTACTCCATGATCTAGTAATCCAGGCATAAGAGTTTCAGGAGACATATTATATTGAACAATAAGATTAGGGTATAGAGAGTTTAAATCAAATGATACAACCCAATCGTGAGAACCAACCATAGGATCTTTAACATAACCACCAGGATAAGCTTGCTTTGGCTTTTCAATATAAGGTGGAATAACAATATTCTTTAGATTTAATTCACGATATATAATTGAATCCCATATGGCAGTAGTGCCAAAAGTATCTGATATGTTAACACCACCACGATAAGCCATAGTCATAACTAAATCAATTAGGCCCATCTTTTCATCTATACGTTGTACAACCTGAACATCTCTAATATTATAGTCAATAAACTTCTGATGATCATTTTTGTATAACTCGTGTAAGCTGCCGTGTTCTTCATATGATAGCTTACGTTCGCCGAGAACAGTATGAGCAACATGATCTAAGGCATAGGATTCTTGAGTACCATAACTATAACCAAACTTCTTAAATAGCTCAATATAATCTGCTTGCTGAATACCAACTAGTTCATAGCCTTGTTGTTCTCTACCCATAATCTTAGTATTACGTTCGTTGACCAAGTTCCAAGGAGACATTCTCTTGACAGCTTCGGCTGAACCAATTCTGGAAATACGATTGATTATGTATGGAACATCAAAGAACCGTATATTCCAACCAGTAATAATGTCTGGTGGATTATCTGTCCAATACTTAATAAACTTTGTTAATAATTCTTCTTCGCTATCACACTTAATATATTGAATAATATCATCACCCATATTAAGTTCAGTTTTCTCATGATCGTACTCACCTAGACCCCACACTTTGTAAATGCGAGATTTACTTGACTTGAGTGCAATTGATATAACTGGATATAATGCTTCTTCAGGTCTAGGGAAACCCTCTGATGAGGCAACCTCAATATCAAAGTTAACCACATTTACTTGTGATGGTCGAAACTTAATATCTTCAGGGAAGCGTTCTGTAATAAATTGTTGAATATAGTTTGTATTACCATATATTTTAAAACTATCTAAGTCCTTATACTTATCAAGGAATTCTTTAGCTTCAGACATTCTACTAAACTTCATTGGAGCCAGAGGCCAGCCATCAAGTCCTTTATGTGAAGGATTATCTTCACGTGATGTCACATATAAAGTAGGCTCAAACTTAACCCTTTTTGTTATTGCTGCTCCATTATCATTGTACCCTCTGTACAAAATGGAATTACCGTAACGATTTACGGAGGAATAAAATGACATACTAAACCCTTCAAGTTAATTAATTACATTATATATTGTTTTTGGCTTGATGTAAACCATTAAATGCTAAAAGGGGCAAATTAATTGCCCCTCATAATTGCTATTATATTTTACACTTAAAGGTCTTTAGTTTCTGTAAGCATTAAATATCTTGCTTCTTCATGGTAACCCATTCTAGCAAGTTCTGATGCTGCTCTTGCTTTTCCTACTGATAGGAAAAAGCTGTTAAATCCACTAAAGAATCCACCAACTGGTGCTAGGGCAAATTTCATTACTGATTCAGTCATTAGAAACGTCTCCTTATATCGTCATGCTTATGATGAGCGACATTCCAGATGTCTCCACGACATAGACCAATATCAGTTAAGTCTGCATCAGATAGTTTATTCAACTCTCTAATAGTCTGCTTTGCTTCTGAAATTTCTTTGCGTGTTGATGAAAAGTCCTTTAAAAGTTCTATTAATGCTTTAATAGCATTTTGTAGAATGTTAGCTTGTGCTAATACGTGATGTGTCATTGTGATTCCTCGTTTGACCAATATTGATTTTACGAGGACGCATTTCTTCTGGAATAACATACTTCAATTCAATTGCTAGTATCCCATCCTGAATATCTGCTCCGTTTACATTTACATGTTCGGACAGCCTAAAGGTTCGTTTAAATTTCTTTGTCGAAATGCCACGATGGATAAATTCTCTCCCTTTAGAGACATGTTCTCCCTTTACTGTCAAAGTTCTATCTTTAACTTCTACATTAATTTCTTCTTTTGTGAAACCCGCAACAGCAAGTTCGATGAGGTATTCTTCATCACCTTGTTTAATAATATTATGTGG